CAAACTGAAACTACCGAAACTATTTCTGAAGGAGTCATCACTGAGTCTACTCAGCAAGTCTCTGGAAGAATGGAGTCCTATCTCTCAACACTCGGTAGAGTTTCTAAAAAGTGATTCCTAAATCATAAACATTCAAACTAACTTTTTTTAGAGGTAAATTTCAAATGCAAATGCCTAGTTCCCAGGTATTGCAGGAGAAGTGGGCACCCCTTCTCGACTATGAAGGTCTTGATCCTATCAAAGACGCTCATCGTCGCGCAGTAACTGCTCAACTCCTGGAAAACCAAGAAGTCGCTCTTAACGAAGAGAAAGAATTTCTTTACGAAACCCCAACCGTCAACACCAACTCTGGTGGCGGAACCCCTGGTTTCTCCGCTGACGCCGCTGCTGGTGGTCCTGTTGCTGGTTTCGACCCTGTTCTGATCTCCCTGATCAGACGCTCTATGCCTAACTTGGTCGCTTATGACCTCGCTGGCGTACAACCAATGACTGGTCCTACTGGACTCATCTTCGCGATGCGCTCCCGTTATGCCAACCAGTCTGGCACCGAAGCATTCTTCAACGAGCCTGACACCTCCTTCTCTGGTCAGGACGACGGCGGAGACCTCACCAACGGTTTCTCTGGCGGTTCGGTTGGTTTCGGTACTACTGGCGGCACTGGTCTCACCAACGCCACCAACCCTGCTGCTCTTAACCCAGAAGGCGGTCAGACTGCTACTACATATCCTGTTGGTCAGGGTATGCGTACAGACGACGCTGAAGGTCTTGGTGGAACTGGAAGTGCCTTCAACGAGATGGCATTCTCGATCGAGAAGGTCACCGTAACTGCTAAGTCACGCGCCCTGAAAGCTGAGTACAGCCTTGAGCTTGCTCAGGACTTGAAAGCCATTCACGGTCTGAACGCTGAAGCTGAACTCGCCAACATTCTCTCCACTGAGATTCTTGCCGAGATCAACCGTGAAGTCATCCGTACCATCTACAAGTCTGCTGAGTCTGGTGCACAAACCAACGTAGCAACTCTTGGTGCTTTCGACCTCGACACCGACTCCAACGGTCGCTGGTCTGTTGAGAAGTTCAAAGGTCTGATCTTCCAGATCGAAAGAGACGCCAACGCGATTGCCCAGCGCACTCGTCGTGGCAAGGGCAACATGATCCTCTGCTCCGCAGACGTTGCCTCCGCTCTGACCATGGCTGGTGTACTCGACTACACCCCTGCTCTGAACGCCAACCTCAACGTTGATGACACTGGTAACACCTTCGCTGGTGTTCTTGCTGGTAAGTTCCGCGTCTACATCGACCCATATTCTGCTAACGTTGCTGCTGATCAGTACTACGTTGCTGGTTATAAGGGTTCTTCACCTTATGACGCTGGTCTGTTCTACTGCCCATATGTCCCCCTCCAGATGGTTCGTGCCGTC